CCACCTGATGTTGTCCAAGGGTCACCAAACATTGCGTTCATCTTCTGTCTTAACTGATTTGTGAATACTAAAGCGATTGATTGTCTACCAATCATATTGGTAATCTTTCTCATTGCTTTTGAAATGATAATAGCTTTATCAGTTGCGTAACCATCTTTGTCATAATCAGCTTCCATCTCCTTCTTAGAAGATGCTGCTGCTACTGAATCAACTACGATTGTAACTAATCTATCTTTATCACCCGTTCTTACTTTCTCAATAATTGTTTCACACGCTTCGAAAATACCTTCAACAGTATCAACTGAAACGTAAAGTAGTTTTGAGATATCTACTCCAATTGCTTCTAAAAATTCTCTACTTACTGCGGTTTCCGTATCAATTAGTACTGCAACACCACCCTTCTTTTGGGTTTCTGCTAAGAGATGGGCAGAGAGCAGAGATTTTCCACTCTGCTCTAAACCCGTAATCTCACTAATTCGACCAACCGGCAAACCACCATAAGGACGATTTGAAATTGCCACGTCTAACATTGCGTTACCCGTAGATAACCAATCCTTAACGTTGGTAGGTGCATCTGCACTATCATCATCTAAGAAGTAGGCAATCTTACCATCCTTATTTTGTTTGTTTAGAGAATCGGCAAGTAAACTTGCTAAATCTTCTTCTCTTTTGGCCATTTGTAACTAATTTTAGTTGTTGAATAAATCATCGAATGCCGATGCTACATCATCTTTTGGTGCTGCTGCTTTTGGTGCGGCAGGTGCTTCAGTTTCCCAAGGCAAATCACCACTAATGTCGGATGTTCCACCTAATCCAATTGATGATTGTGGTGTTGCTTTAGGAGCTTGCTTAGGAGCTTCCAATTCTTCAACTACACTATCACTATCGGTAGATACTACTGCTGATGGGTTTAACCAAGTTTCCAATACACCTTTTAATTCTGAATAAGATAATTCTGAATATACTTCGGTAATATCTTTTTGATTTTCCAAAATACTTTGAATTGCTTCGGGAGTATCAGCTACTTTTGTTTGAGCCGGTTTAACACGAATTGTAGTCGTTGGATATGATGTACCTGATTCTTCAGCTGCAACAATTTCCAATACGATATCTCTACCATTTAATGGGTTTGTGATATCTCCGTAATCCGGGTCAGCGATGTAACCTAAGATGTCTTGGTAAACGGTCTTACCGAATCCCCAAAATTTAACACCTTCACTTTCTTTACCTCTTACAATAACAGGTGCAAAAGTTCTTAACTTTGGCTCCATTTTCTTACCTGCTTTCCAATCATCGGTATCACCTGTACGTTTAAGTTTTTCTGCAAACTCAACAATAGGGTCAGGTCTACCAAACGAAATTGGAGATAGATAAGTTTTGTTGTTAATGTTGTAGTGAAAGTAAAGTTCAATAAACGGGATGTCTTTGTTGAACTTGTAGGGAACTAATCTAATTTGATGTTTTCCCGGTGTTGGCTTCCAAAGTGAATCTGATTTTTTGGAAGTTGTTTGTAACGAATTAAATCGTTTCAAGGCTAATGAAATGTCCATTTTTCTTTTGTTTTAAAGTTAATAATTGTTTTTAAAGTTGAGGTTTATATCGATATTACCTATATCTAAATATAACCTTTTTATCTTTTGTTGTATCAAATATACAACTATTTTTTGAATTTTCCTAATTATTTCGCCCATTTATTTCGAGTCACCAATTGAGAGATAACTGAATAAACTGCTAGGTCTTGATAGGTATCTTCGATTGATTCTCCTACTTCATCTGGAGCCCCCAATACTACCAATTGTTTTAATCGTTGGATTTTATCATTCTTTCTAAACCATAACCCACTCAATGATAATTTGATATCTTCTTTGGTTTGAAGTGCAGTTCCTACGGAAATATTTCCAGGTCCATAATTTCTCTGCTTTTTGCAAAATGTAGTGTACATCTCATCTAAGATGTTTTTGAATTCCTCACACATTTGTGGGTAGGTTTCTTCGCAATGTTCGATTGCAGTTTGTTCTTTGAGTTCCGACATGATTATTTTATTATATTGTTTCTATTTTATGTTAGAACAAATATAATAAATTAATTCGGAATTTCCAAATCAAAAATTATTATTATTTAAATCAGATAGATTTAAACTTTTGTAAACCTTTGTAGGGATTTTTTTGTAGCCGTAGTTTGATGTAGTAATTATAGAGTTTCTATAATCTTCCCAATCTAATTGATATGATGTATCCAATTGTCCGCCTGTTTTAGATTTAATAACTTCATTTAAGGCATTAATTGTATAGATGGTATTTGATTGCTTTTTTCTATGAACTAAAATAGTTTTCCATTGAGAATCTATTGGAGATGAACCTTTCTCTACATTAAATGTAATAAATAAGTCATCCTCCTTTAGTTTATTTTCTAATATAAAAATATTTGGATTTATTAAGACATAATTTTTTATTACAAATTGTAAGGATATATCTAATTCTGGTCTATATGTAAATAAACATAATAGTTGTGTGTTCATTTTTATCTTTTCTTTTTATCACATGATACGATATGTGATGGATTTACGTTATTAGGAGTCATCCATACTTTACCCTCAAATTTACTGAATTTAAATCCAGGATTATATGACCAACTCATACAACATTTATTAACAATACCATCTAACTCTTCGTTTTTAACCGCTCCCGTTCTTTCGTTAACTGTACTTCTTTCATTAGAAAAATAATTGAAATCAGTATCATTATTATTAATTGTTTCTATACTTGCACCAGATAATGCGTGTAATCTTAATAATTTTTTGTATTCTATCTTTTCTTTATCATTTAATGGGCCAACTCCATTTCGCATTGCCGTTTGAAAAGCGCTTTCAGATTGCTTATCAGCCTGTGCCATAATACGATTATATTCATCTTTTGTAATTACATTATTTTTTAAAGCCCAATTTAGATGAAACATTATTTGCTTTTCTTTTTTTACTATATCTTGCGTTGATGGTGGATATTTACTATCTTTACTTCTACCATATACAAATTGATGCGTACTTAGTAAACTCTCTAATACAACTTTCGTTTCAGGATGTTTATATTCAGTTTGCTCTACCTTAGAATCGCTTTGACCTGCTCCGCCCTCTGCAAACTTAACGCTTGAACCACCAACTAATACTAATGATGTTTTAATCATTTTAAAATTATCTGCAACTGCTTGTGCTATATTTCCTGATTTTGGAAATTTAAAGTTTGGTTCTTTAAATGCTATTACATCTGATACTTTAAATGTTTCGGATGAAGGTAAAAATGCTTGATATCCTCTACCAATCATTTTTGAAAATACAATTACTTCTAATAAATCAGGAACAGCTGTTCTAAAATCTTTATTTAAAGTCATTGAACTTAATAAATCATCCAATTCTTTTTCAAAATTTGGATTACTACCATTTTGATTAAATTGTATAGATTTAAATTTATCCATAACTATTTTTTGTTCTTTTGTTATCGGACCACTTTCTTTAAGTAGTTGTTCAAATCTTTTTATGTATAGGTTTTTTACATTATCAAATGTGGATTGTCTACCTTCTGGTGTAGATGTATCGCCAAAATCAACGATTTCAAACTTTCCAGCTTTCTTCATCATCTCCAATTGCTTATTATATCTTTTCAATGATGCAATTGTAGATTTTGCTTCAACTTCCGCATCCGGTACTCCATTCTTTTTTAAAAGTAATGCCAACTCTTTTAATTTTGGCACTGGCACCGGCTTGTGTTTAACTCCATCGATTATTACAGAACCATCTGGTTCTTCTTTAATTAGAACAACTTTACGTGCTGGGGTAACTTTATTTGCTACTGTTTGCTTTTTACCCATAGCCCCTTCCTGTGCTTTGGTTGATTGTAATCCAAATGATTGGGTAAGTTGCTTTAATTGTTCTCGTTTTGTAGCCGGGAATGTTACCTTTTTATGCGTTTTAAAGTTTCCAGGAGTTTTATTTGCTATATATAATGTAGCTTCACCAGATTTATCTTTGAATGCTACAAAGTTTTGTAATAATTCTTTTTCTTGTGCATTAACTTTTTGGCCGGATATCATTTTCTCAAACCCTGAAAGTAATGTTTTAATTCCCTTTTCTCCTAAACTCTTTTTTAATTCAGGCGAAAAATCTTTATTAATAACTTGCGCCAAAGCTGCTGTTCTTTTTGCAACATCATCGGGCTTTAGATTTAACTTAGATGTAGTATCTACCTCCGGTTCGAATACGTTTGCTCCGGCACCTTTTACTCCAAATGCGTTTGGAGTAGTTTCCATATCATCTGGCCCCACATCAATCATATCAATATCTTTATCACTAAATCCGGCGGCTTTAAATTTTCCCTTTGCTATGTTAAAAGCTTTTGGAAAATCTTTTTCATACCCCAATGCAGTTGCTACCGATACTTCTCTTCCCGTATCTGGATTTGTAAATCGCATTGCCAAAGTTGTATCCAAATCATTTTGTGTTTTGGCTTTTGGAATTTTTTTAACCTTTTCTCTTAAACCATTTATAGCTTGAGAATTATATACACGATTTTCTTCTAAAATGATTATAAGTTCATTTAAATGTTGCTCGTTTGTTAAATCCACTATTCCCGTTGGAATTCTGTAACTTAGTTCCAATAATATTTCTTCAAAATTTGGAGTCATTTTTTTTATCTTTTTGATGCGTAAATTGTTGTAGATTTTGTTTTTTGTGCATCATGCGGTCTAAATACTTCGAATCGTGTACCATCTTTAAAAACTATATTTCCACCATGTGGACTAGTTCTGGTATAAACACCACTATCTTTACTAGCCAATCTTTTTACAAGTTCTATGGCATCTTTATCGGGAAGCCCACTACCGTCTCCAAGTCTTATATTTGGTAAAAGAGATTTAGATAGCGTTGACACATCTACTTGCGTATCCACTTTTATATCAGTTATAGATTTATTTTTAGCTCCACCAGTTGATTTAGGTATCATTGGTGAAAGTTTAGTCGATGAATCTTTAGGTAAAGCCTTTTTAATTAAGTCCTGAAGTTCTACATATGCAACTTCAACTTCTTGTCTATCCGCCTTTCCTTTTTTATAATCCGATTCCAAATACTTTAATGCTCCAATTTCATCCTCTATATAAGCTAAATCATTTTTGTTTATTTTATCAGAATTCGCTTTAAAAAATTTATTAAAATCTTCGTAGGAAGTTAACGATTCTATATTATCGGCTTTAGGAGCTGATTGTGAGTATTTAGTAATTATATCTTTAGCGTATTTGTTTCCAGGATTACCACTAACTGCGGTCATCATATCCATAGGTTTCAATTTTTTAGAATCAATATCAGCAGATACTTTTGAAAGGTTTACACCATTCTCATCTGCCCATCCTGCTACGGCTTGTGCTCTCAATCCTGTCTTAGCTGCAATTGATTTTACAGTTTCCATCCCATCTGATTTACCAAATACCGAACCTCCACCCGATTTACCAAATACCGATGTACCCTTAACAGGTTCGGAATTTTTAGCTGCTTGACCGGCAGTTGTAACTTTACCATTAATTGTAACCTTTGTATCAGGTCTTAATTCGTGATTTTTTGTATAATCATCAAATTGGTCCTGATTTCTAAAATCAATTTCTTTTAATGGGATTAAATTTATTAACTTCATAGTTTACGTGTTTGTTCCTATATAATTATATGATATAAATATAAATTTTTATTTAATAACCTCTAAGTTATCATAATTTGTTCCCTCATACGTTTTAACGGGAAAGCCACCTCTTTCCAATGTGGTCGTTAATTCGCCTAAAAGATTATCTCTATCCTGTGGATGTACATCAATTAAGAACGCATCATATGTATATAGTATCATTTTTGACCTTCTCCCATCACACCACTTCAATACATCATCAATCTTAGTATAATTGATTTCAGTTTCTAACGCCTGAAGTAGATAGTTAAATACCTTTTGTTCGTTGGCGGCTTCGATTCGTTGGAATGGGATTTCCCTCTTATATAGAGGTGTCGTCAATTTTCCCGAAATTACGAACTTTTGGTAAACCGATTGAACGTATTCATCCACCTTTTGAAAGAACGGAATGGTTTTGGCAAATTCATCCAACCCACCATAAAGGTATCGGAATGAAAGGGCTTTAGATTCTTCGGTCGTAACCCCATAATATTTTGCTAAATGTTCGTGTGCCGTTTCCCCTTCCGGAAATACATACCCAACCATCTTACCAATGATACGGATGTGATAGGACTCGTAATCGAATTGAATCAAAGTACCCCCCTTAAATCTACTCACCACATTACTTCTACATCCATCGGATTTGTTCATAGCAGCCCAATTCACATTGAGATGTCGGTTACTCGGTCTACCCGTTATCGTATATGGGTTGTATTTTGTATAAGCAAATCCATTGGGCAAATACTCTTTGTTGAAATGAAATCTATCAATAAATTTTTCTTCTTCGACTTTCACCCCAGCCCCCTCCAGCCTCCCTAATATTTTAATAGAATCTGAATATTTTCTATACCAAGGTTTAATTTCTGAAATTAGTGGAATCGTTTTTAAGAGCTCGTACCATCTCATCATAGGTACACAATCATTTAGATATTTAAAGTCGCTTCTATACCCCTTATAAACCCCGTCAGCGAACTCATTGAATATGAACGACTTACCATACTCTTCAAAATAAACCCACTCATAATCGAGTCCTTTACTACCTATATATCGATTACCATATACCAATGTATTCTCATTCGCAAACATACTTAATGCTGCCTGTCTACATTGTCCGGCATCGATGTGATTGAAATTTATAATGTAATCGGAATCCTTAGTTCTAAGGTACGCAAATGATATGGAGGTATCGTATTCATGTGCCTTTGGAGAACTCCATACGGGCACTATCAAATCTATCTTAGGATTGGATTTGTAAAATGCTAATAGGGCGTTATTTGTTTCGATTAAATTCATACCCTACAAATATACAAATTATTTATTTAATTTCCAAATGCTTTATTTATAAAACTGCTTTATGTTTGGTAAATATAAGGAAATATTTTGAATTTTCAAAGAAGTTATGGATAAAGATGCTTTATTTGATGCAATTACCCCCTTATCCAATATCTTACCATCTGTATCATATACAGTATCCAACGGACCAGCAATTCTCCAAAAGAGCTTTTCACCAATCCAAAATGGATTTTCTAAGTACTTATCAAATGTGCTTTCATCCACTTCATAGATAAACCCATTAGAATCAAAACTAACCTGTATAAAGTATCTTTCTATGAATCCATTTTCATAATCTGAAGCAGTTGGCTTTGGTACGATAGTTTTTGGTATCTTAATAGTGAACTTATCAATATTTTTAGCTACATCTTTATACATACTATTCTTTTATAATTCTCCAACTTGCTTCAATCGTAGTATCCCATCCGCTTGCTTCCACACTATGTTTTACATTCATAACTTGAAATGCGCCGGTTTTATTATATATTTCGGGTATACCATCTATTCTAAATAATTCACCACAGCTAATTCCACTTAATCCATCGATAACCAATGTTGCACTAAAATCACTTAAAGTACCTTCATCTTTTTCCGCTTGAATATTCATACCTTTTATTATAACCCCAGTATCATTAAATATATATGGTAAATTTTTAGTACCATTTTTAAATTTAATAACCTTTTCATCGATTACTTCAGTATCGCTTGGTGTTTTTTCAGTTGTGGTTTTTTTTGTAGTCGATTTTTCGGGAACATCTGGAAAAGAATTTGTTTCTTCTTTTAGTAGATTTTTTTTAATAATACTACCCTCTATTCCATCCGCAGATATGTACCCATCTGCATTTCTATAATTAGTATATAATGCATTTCGTTTCACCGTACTCATTAACGCTTTATCTCTACCATCGGCGCCGTTTTTCTTTTTTTCGTTTAAGATTTCCTCAATAGCGCTTGATTGCTGAAATACAGTTTGCCCTGCTATTAAGTTACCTAAATCCATTTCAAATGTAAATGCCTTAACGATACTATTAATCGTATTAGCTTTAAACCTATAAATTTTATCAGATTTTAAACTATCAACAGTTATATTATCCAATTTTCTAAAATTAGTATCTACAATTGTTAAATATCCACTACTTGATGTATTTGGGGCTGTTATCAAATTAAATAAATTAAATGAGTTATCATTTACAGTACCAAGTATTGATGCAAGAAAATCAGCTCTAGTTGATGATTTTTGCCAAGCTTCAAGAACTACATCATAATTTACAAATATATTCAAAGCATTACCTAATCTTAAATCACCTTCAGCCTTATACTTTATTTTTTTGAATTTAATTTCATCTTTTGAATTTGGGTCTATTAAATCAATTTCTACTTCTTTTTCTGGAATATTAAATTCTAATCCATTTATTTTAGCATCAATTGTTTCCTTATCATCTAACATTAAATTATCCGATTTAGGATTGCCTTTTCCAATTTTTATTTTTGGTAGCATTCCTGGATATAAAACATCTTCGGATGAAGAAATTATTTTCCTATGACTTTGACAAATTATAGTTGGTTTATTATTTATCGTTTTAAATTGTATATCAAAGTTTTTTGGAGATTGAGAACTTACCGAAACAATATAGTTTCCAAAATATTTCAATATAAGATGTAATGATACATATCTTAGTTCGGATGTACTTTGGTCTTTTTTTGTATCGTTTGGTTTTAGGAAATTAAAAGTATGCGTTTTTAAAAAATCACTTGGGATTTTTAATAATGGTATATTAAAATCAATTTGCATTTGTTTTAATATAATTTGTTGTTCGGTTAATTTTACGCCATTTTCATCTTTTAATCCTATCTTTGCTGCAGCTGAAACATTGGCGATTGGTATAGCTAATGAAACAGTATTACCTGCTGAAATTGTAATTGATACTTCATACGTTGCATCATCGTTTATAGAATATGTAAAATTAGTAACCTTACCAGCGAAAGCATCGTATTGTCCTTTGCTTTTTATAATTTTACCTAAGTACTCTTTATCATCATCTTCACTCATTGCAAAATATTTTGCAAATGTTGTTTCTGTATATGTGGTGTAATCCGTTTTTGGTACTAAGATAGATTCCACCTTCATATCATTAAATGATTTTCCAGTATAATTGTTTATAGTATCAATTGTATTAGTGTTCGGAGTTTTTGATAATTTTATAAAATCTTTATATTTTTCAATTTGATTTTGAGTTATTTCAAAATTATTTCCAAATTCTAATAATAAATTCATACCAGGTCTACAATAAAACAATTCAAACATTTCCAATTGCTTTAAAGTAAAACATCTAACAGTGATTTGAGCTTCTTTTAATGCGTTATTTTCACCATCAGTATTTATTTCAATTCTTTCTATTATCGGCATTGGTTTTCTTAAACCAAATTCTCCTTCGGTTGTAATATATTTACCATCAAAATCGATACCTACAATAGTCTTATTAGCTTCATTTGTTCCGATTAAATCTTTTCCGTAATTTAATTCAGTATCTAATATGTTACCAATAACACATCCTCTATATGAATTAGGTCCCTTTCCCTTAAATGCTAAAGCCGCATCCAACTCAATATCTTTAGCAACGATAGCTGCCGATGTTAATAATGCGAATGGCATTTTAAACATAGCTAATTCCGGTGCTGCTTCTCTAAATTCTAATTCACTTTGAAGCCAGTTACTAAGAGGTCTTAAATATAACATTATTTATTGATTTTTTCTAAATCTTTTAATATATTACCAATGTTTTGTGGTATTCTCAATTGAACACCAGGTTCTATATAAAATACAGCATCATTGATATTATTTGCAATTGCAATAATCCACCATAATTTTGAATCACCATAGTAACTTTTAGCTAATATATCTAATCTATCACCCGCTTCTGAAATAATATAAGTATCATTATCGGATGGTATTACTTTTGGATATATAGTAGATTCATAATATCTTTTTTTGGTATCAGAGTTAACTACAATTTTAGTATTTGAATATCTACTTGCCATTATTTAATTTCTGTTTGATTTCTAAAATTATATTTGAACTGATTATTTGCGTTATCGTATCCTAATGTATTTTTAGAATCTACTATTTTCATACCAAATTGTACATTTATAATAGATGGTGTAGATTCTTTATTAGTATCCGCTTCATCTTTTTCTACCCCTTCAAAATTTGCCCAAGAAACATTATCATCAATTGTAAAACTTAAATTATCAACAAATCCAAACATATTGTTATAGAAGGATTTTATTGTTAAAAATATAAAATTTGGAGAAAACATTGTTTGTTGAGTTGCTCCTTGATTATATGTAACATTTGATAATTGTTTGTAAGGATACGCCAATGCTGTTAAATAATTTAATTTTTGTAACATCACATCCTTTTCTTTTCTAGTTGTACAATATAATTTAAAATCAAAACTTAAACTACGTTCAACTCCACCATATGTATATACCTTAAATGGAGAACCAATGTATTTATATGTGTTCCATTCAGGCGTAACAGTTTCATTTATGCCAGAAATTGTTCCATTGAAATGTACTGAATCGGTTTCACCTAATACTTTAATTTTCATATAGGTGTAATTCGAACTTTCTATGGTTTTGGTATCGGTATCGTTTAGGTGTAAATTATTTTGTATAAAAGTATTTGCAACATCCCAATGTGTATTTTTAGATTCTTTCCACCCAATTACAGTCGGAAATGTGTGTCCTTTATCCGCCTTTATTCCAAAAATAGGTTCATATTCACTACCTAACTTACTTTCTTTTTGAATTTTTCCATCAGGCTTTTCTCCTTTTTTAAATGCAAGTTTAATATCATTAGATTGGTTTTCTAATTCCTCTCTATATTTTTCAATAGCTTTTAAACCTTTTTTACTTCCATATTTATTAATTCCTGCAGCCGCTGCAGCACCTAACATTCCCAATGGAGATGTACCACCTTGCTTTAATTTAGCAAAAATGGATGCCGGTGCAGGGTCTTTTTTTATATAATAAGTTTCTCCTGCTTCTATTGCATCTTTGATACCTCTTTGAGTTTTTCCTAAAGTTATTGGTTTGGCAAATGGTGTGTTATTTTTAAATATAGTATCAGATGGTCGATTTGCAGAGCCTTTTAATAGACCACCAATTTGATTACCAATCATATCAGCCAAAGCATTTGGTGAAGATGTAAGTAATGCGGCAGCTCTTGGTGGATTGATAAGCCCTCTACTTTCAATAATGAGTTTACCACTCAACCCATACAGGTTTTTATTTTGTTGTACAAATAAATCTTTTATCTTTGCCATTTATTATTATTTTGCTGCTGCCTTTTGAGTAGACATTGTATTATATAATGTGGATGCTCTATCGTAGTTCAATCTAGTAATTCTCTTACCATCTAAATAAATTTCTCTAGTAGTATCATCTGCATCATCCGATGAGAATGCTATAATATCTAATAATCGTGTAGCTTCAACTAATTGTGCAACAACAGCGGCTTGCCAAAATCCCGTATCTTGCGCTGCTGCGGCTAATGATTGTGATTGCGTTTTCATTTGCTCTTGAGTTGCTATATCTCTTTCTGATAATACTTTTTGAGCGGCGGCTACTTTATTTTGCTCTTCAACTTTTTTTAATTGTTCATCGGCTTTTTTAGCATCTTCACTAAACCAATTATCAAATACACCTTTTATACCACCAACTACACCACCAATTGCTCCACCTACCGCAGTACCGATTCCAGGAATGATACTACCAATTGCTGCACCATATCCAGCGTATTCAAGTGCGGTTGCTCCCGTTTTAAGTGCTTTACCTTGATTAACTTTACCTCTATCTCCTTCAGCCATTCCCTGTTCCTGCCTCTGCCCTCCAAAGTAATCACCAGCCATAGATGCGGCAGTTCCTAATACTCCCGTTATACCTCCCTTTAAAAGTCCCTTACCGAGATTGCCCATAATACCTTTAAATCCACCTTTAAGAGCAGTTGCACCAGCTTTTGCTCCATCACTACCAAGTCCAGGAATCAAACTACCAACTTTACTTAATATACCACCTTTGGCGGCGGTTTTTGTTGTATTTGCTAATACTGTTTTTCCGGCGGAAGATGATGCTTTTTCAGCTAGTATTTTTTTACCGGCGCTTAAACTACCTCCTGCGAATTGAGAACCTGTTTTTGCAACTACTTTTGATGCTACCTTTGAGCCTGATTTAGTAAATAGTTTTTTAATTCCATTACCTAAGAATTTCATAGGTCCTTTTCCAAACAAACCAGCTACACCAAGAGCTGCTAAAATTAAACCGGCGGTATAAACCAATCTACCCATTTCCATTTTAGTAGTTGCAATATCTCTCTGCATATCAGCGGCCATTCTTGCCGATGCTTCTGCAGCTTTAGCAGACCACATAGAATCCGCAGCATCACTACTCAATCCCTTAATACTAATACCATCTTTGAAATACTTTGCCATAGTATTATCAAAACTATTTCCTAATTGTGCAATAGAACCAACCATTTTTTCTTGGTCAGTTTGTAAAGGACCACCTTTACCACCTTTACCCAATTTCATAACGGTATCCATATCCATTCCAGTTGCATCTTGCAATGCCTGTCTTTGGAACATATTCATTTTATCCATATCGATACCTTTCAATTGAGTTCTCAATAAATCAGCTGCTCCAGCGGCATCTCCCGATGCAAACTTTTGTCTAACTCTTGAAAGGTCTACTTGTTTTCCTAATAATGCGGATAATCTCATTTCTGCTTTGATACTATCTTTGTAGTTCAAAACCATATTTTGACCAGCTTGTAAAACTTTTTGTGCAGCTACACCCATTACTCTAAGTGTTGCTACTTGCTTTACCAAACTTTGTTCATTACCATAATTGTTTTGTAATAATAATTCTGATGATTCTGCCAAATCTTCAAATAAAGCGTTTACAGGTAATCCAGCAGTTTTTGCTACACTTTCAGCCATACCCAATGTATTAGCCGCAGCTTTACCACTTAAATTACCTACTATTCTGAATGTGTTAGCTATACTCCCTAATTGGTCTGCCGATGTACCCGTTCTTTTAGCGTACATAGCCATATCCGCACCTACGTCTTGTGCGTTTTTACCCATCAATCCTAAATTATTTGATGCGTATTTAGTTGCATCTCCAAATTCTTGTCCAGATACACCCAATTTTACCATATTTGCTCTAGCTGCTCCGGATATTTGAATTACTTGCCCCAAATTCATTGAGGTTTGTGTCAATTCTGTATTCAATCCAGCCATAGATGTAGCCATCTCGTGAGCCATTTCTATACCAACTTTGTTAAGACCAAATATAGGGTCTGACATATTAGTACCATCCATATACCATCCTAATAATTGATGGAATGCTGCTCCTAATGCTAATATACCACCAACCACACCCAAACTACCCATATTTGCAATAGCACTTCCCATACCACTGATACCAGGTATTGCGGAAGTTGCACCCGATGCTAAATCCCCAAATCCACCTTTTATTTCGGATAATTCTTTTTTAGATTCTGCAAATGCTTTTGTTAAATCTTTAGCCGAAGAAGTTGATGCTACCAATCCTTCTTTTAATTTAGCAATTTCAGAGTTACTATCATCCAAATCATCTACAAAATCCGATAAAGCATCTTCGGCTGATTGAATACTACTAGCAAGGGATTCAGCGGACATATTTCCCTTTTTGAATTCCTTCATAGCATTGGAAACAGCGCTTGAATAGCTTTCCATTGCAACTGCTGAACTCTTAGCCGCATCAGCTCCTTCTTTTGTATAGTAATTACCTTCTTTTAGATTTTTAGCCAATTCACCGGCGTAGCCAGTAAGTACATTAAATTGACTACCAACTTTTGAAGAAATAGAGTTGGTTTTTTCAAAGTTTTTATTGATTTTTCCAGCAATAGAAAGAATATCATCATAGTACTGAAATTGCGTTTTAGCTAATTCACCCGCTTCTTCCGTAGCCTTTACTTCTTTTCTCTTTAAAGCAATTTTTTCTTTTAATAATTTTACTTCTTTTTCATCTATAACAACCCCCATTTCTTTCGCAATATTCATTTGTTTTAATTGCGCATAGTATCTATCTAAGTCCTTTGAAGCCTTAGCATCTCTAGCGTTAGCCGCTGATACTTCTTGTTGTTTTGGGGTTTTTGCCATAGTATTCTAAATCTTATTTAAGTTTAGAAACATCTATTCCTTGATTCTTTAGATATGGAACTGCTGTTTTATCGATTCTATTTTCAGCATCTTTGATTTTTTTATCAAAATCTTTCCAAATATTCTTTAATGCTGGGTATTTTTGGAATGTTTTTTCAATCCAACCATCTTCTCTATTATCACTTTTTTGTGCATAATAGGTTGCAAATAAATCAGTTAAATCCTTAAACTCCTTTAATGTTATTTTAGACATGGTTCTCTATTTAATCTTTTATATAAATATAAGATTATCTTTTTCTTATTGATTCTTTCTTAGGTTGATTCTTTTTTAATGAGTCAGCTTCTGCTTTCTTAGTATCTAATAGTTTTCTCATATAAAACTTACGGAATTTCGTAGGCATATTATAAACATCGTTCCAAGTGAATGAACCATTTGAGTAATACAATAAATCAAATATCTCCGTATGGAGTAATGATGAATAATTAGATGGAAGGGTAAAAAAAGTCCATCCCAAATGGGATAGAAAGAGCCTCCTTCTCTCCCGTAATAGGACTTGTATAGTCAAATTTTAAATCGATATCAGGCGTAATGGCTTGAATATGATTTCTAAAAACTCTGGAATCTTTTGCTAAAAATTGATTCTTAATAAAATTTGTAATATGTCCTAAATCGGAATTTCCGTTTACGGAAGTGATAATGTATCGTAATCTTGTTGTAATTTCCGATGGATTATCTTTATTGAATTTAGTTAATGCTTCTAAATCTGCTTCTATTTTCTTTTCTAAACCATGCGTTAATAACTGAAACTCAATTTTAGTTCCGTTTACAGTAGTAAATTCGTATCTATTATTTCTATTAAGTACCGAATAATCTATTTCTTTTAAATTTACATTACTCATATCGATAGTGTAATCTACATTATCTTCTGTAATTGGGTCTGTAACTTTAACATCATATTCAGGACCATATGCTAACACTCTACTTGCTATTAAAATAGCATTCTTATCTCCCATTAATAGTTCATCAGCCTTTACACCATCTTCTACTACAATTGCTTCTAATAATTTATCCAATACAATTCCTTTACGAATTAAATTTGGAGATGCCAATATATCTTCCTCTTTGGCGGTCATTAATTTAATTGTAACCTCACCTTTAGATAATGGATGTGATTCGGGATAACCTAACCCCTTTGATGGTAAACTAATAACTTCGGTTGCGAAATCATATGTTTTTTTAGGTTGAGTAGGTGTAGCTTGTGGCGTTCCTAAACCTCTTGTAACTTGTTGTTCTACGTTTTGTTGTTCCATAATATTAATAACTTAATGTTTATATATAAGTATATATAAATAAAAAAAGAGGGTAGAAAATCTACCCCCTTTTAATTATTTTAAAGTTTACCTATTAGAGATTAGTACTCAAGGATTGCGTAATCGTATGCTAATGTTAATTCAATTGATAAAGGGTCATTTGAAGCCCAATCCAACTCACCAAAGTTTGCTGAACTGATAAATGCTCCTTTTAATGTCCATTGTTCAACTTTATCACCTACTGGTCCTAATAAGAAGAACGTAATATCTTTCTTATAGAAAGCTGCGTATCCATCTCTACCTGTTAATGATTCGTGTGATTGTCTAACCCACTCCATAACTTGCTGTGCACCTGATGGTACAATTGGGTCATAAAGAGTGATTGTTACATCATCCCAAGTTGATTTACCTTTAATTTTTCTTTTTACGTTTATGTGGTCTAATTCAACTACTTCCGATGTGAAAGTTGGTCTATTAGCGGTTTTTATCATATATGATTCTATACCGTTGATTTCCATTATAAATCTATTACCTAACTTTGGTTCAAAGTTGGTATAGAACATTTTATCAAACTCTAATACTTCTGGCATTTTCTTCTCTATTTAATTGTTTCTTTATATAAATATCTATTTTTTAAATTATCCGTTAAAAGCGGCGCCAGTTGGTAAGATGTTGAAATCAATTTGAATGAATTCAGCTGTCTTAGTTGGTTGTAAGTAGATAGCCCCTTTCATAATGTTTCTATCAATTACATCTGGTGTGTTATTAGTATCATCCATTACAACACGGAATGCGTACAAACCTTGTCTTTGTTGGATTGATTCTAAATACGGATTAACTATGTTTAAGAATCTATTTCTAGTCGTTGATGTGTTTTGCTCAAATACTAAATAACGAGATGTAGATGCAATATACTTTCTAACAGTCAATAATAATCTTCTTACGTTGATTCTATCTAATGCAGATGGTTTATCTTGTAAAGTTTTTTGTCCGAATACAACGATGCCTTGTCCAGGGAATTGTACAATTGGATTTACTTTTGCTTCATATAATGTATCTTTTTCAGATTGTGTTAATCTATTCAATACACTAACTGCTCCTACTAATCCACCTCTATTTAAACCGGCTGGTGCGAACCATTCTGCTGCTACTCTATCGTTTGCTGCGAATACGCCAGGTAATAATACTGAAGGTGGTACTGAAATTAATTTGTTTGTGTTAATATCAATTGTCTTAACCCAAGGATAGTAAGTTGCTACCATATTTGAATCAATTGCGTCTGATTGTGCAGTTACTAAACTAATTGAATCGTTTACTGAAGTTGAATCCATAATATAGAAACAATCATTTCTTTGCTCAACCATATCTAATACTGAAGTTACTACTGAAGGGTGTAATCTTCTTACAACACCTGGAGTTACAACCATATTGATATCAAATTCATCTGCATTTGATAATGCTGCGATGTGTTTAGCGTATGCTACCGAACCACTTGCGGTCGATGTTGCCAAATTGAAACCTTGTGAGTTAGTTCCAACTTCAAATGCTGCTTCACCTGCTTTTGCAATTGGTGTTGCCGGATTCATACCATCAAATCCATTTTGGAATGCTACAACGAATTGTGCTGAAGTTGAACCTACTGATAATGAACCACCATTTACTGCATCTAATCCAAATGCTACGTTTTTACCTACACTTGCTCCTACTGGAATTGGTTTTAAGTAAATTGCGTTATCAGTATTTAAATCTAAATCGATACCACCATATTGTGATACTGATGCAGTTACGAATGATACGGATGGAATCTTTGAACTAATTGCTGCTGATGCAGATACTGGTAAAGTGTAAGCTTCGTGTCCGAAAGGTACTGCCTGTATAGGAGCTGCTACGTTTAAGTGAGCTACTCTAACATATTTTGAATTATTAACCCAATCACCACTTTCTGAAATTTTACCTTCAGAATTGATAGTTAATTTTCTATCACCAATTACTCTACTAATAAAGTTTGGAGAATTAGGGTCTAAGTTTACATTTGCCCAAGTTTCTAATACAGTCTTTTTCTTATTAGTATCAGCGTAATCTCTTACAACTACGGTAAATACACCATAATCAGTTCCGTTTACAGAACCAGCTGCTTTAATATTTGTAATACCTATTTTTACTTTAGTGTTTGCTGCATTACCTGCTCCGATTGTTTCAAATTGGAATAAAGGAGTTCTATCACCACTAATCAATTGAGATTGAATCATTGGTGTCAATGCTTCTTGTGCATCAAACGTAAAATCTTGTTCATCTAATACATTTACAGAACAAGATGCGTGTGAATCAAAATTTATACCACTATTTTTGAAATATCCATATACATATGCATCTTTAGAACCAAATGCCGATGTTCCAAATACAGCTTCAACATCATTTATATCGGTTACTTTTAGAGATGCCGATACATTTAATCCTCCATCTAAGTAGAAATCACCATTACCATCATTATCTGCTAAAGTTGCGGTTGAAAAACCTGCGTTTGCTCCTACTGCGGTATTAAATAAAATTGCTGCAGTTGAACCAGATACATCATATGTGATATCAAAACTAGCAGTAACTATATCATCTGCAAGTCTTGCAGCTGATTGTGATACGAATATTGAAGTAGGTGCTACTGTCAATCCACTACCTTTTTGAGTAATAGATATTGCACTAATTGTACCATTTGTAATTGTTGCCGATGCCGATGGATTCGTTGCAAATGTACCACCCTGAAAATATATAGGGGCTGTACCATTTGAAGTACCATCTGATGCTGAATAATTTGTTCCTGCTGATGATGTTAATAACGAATCAATTTGTCCTAAATTAGTTGCACTAATCAATAAAGGAGCGGTTTCGGTATATCCACCAACACCAGCTACTCTACAAATAGTTGCAGTTCCAGCTTCTCTTAAATATGATTGTACTGCTAATGGAGTATAATATGTATCATCAACTACTCCAAATAGAGTTTCGAATTCAGATTGTGAGTTAACGATTGTAGGAGTTAATGGTCCTTCTTTAAAAGGTCCGATGAATGCTGCACCGATTTCAGCTACACCCTGTTGTAAGAATGAAAGGTCGTTTTCTTTTGTAAATACGCCCGGTGATACTATTTTTTCTGCCATTTTGTGCTTTTATTTAATTTTTAATGTCTACTATAAATATAATCTTTTATTTCAAAACAACAAAAATATTATTTGTATGTTGGTGAGAAATGATTGTAAATGTTTCCCATATTCGTTCCACTCAATTGAGTGTTGTAGAATAATACTGGTCCTAAATGGCCGGTGTAGAAGTTAGTACCTTCAACCTGATTACCACCAATCATAATTTGTGCTGATGTAGTGTAAGTAGTTGAACCATTTGATACCGTTCCAATTGCACTATTATCTAAGTAGAATACATTTGTACCATTTTGAGCCGCTGTATAACCAACGAAGTACCAAACATTATTAGTTAAACTAAATGTGTTACTATTTCCACCACCAGTCGTTCCATCATGTAATAGATATGTACCATTTCCATATGAATATAAATAGAATGCCATAATTCTAGAAGGAGCGGAACTTTGTTTACCAAATATTAAATACCAACCTACCGATGGAGTTGAAGGTAATCTAAGCCATGCACCAATACTATATGCTGATGTATTAAATTGCGTTGAACCTCCACTAATATTTGATGATGTATCTTTAAAGAATAAATCACCGCCATCAAAAGAATAATATCTTTCTTTTCTACTTGCACCATTGTTATATGATGGGTTACCACCACTTCTCTCCATTGGAGATTGAGCAGATGGTCTAACACCTGTTCCATATCCTGTCAAATCTAACCAGTCCACCGATGGTGTGCCAGTTGATGGTAAAGAACCTGCTCCAAATGATGCCGTCTTAGTTGGGTCTAAATACATTCTTAAACCTGCTGCAGGAATAGATGGTTGTGCATTTGTACCACCAATTTTATTATGTGATATATATCCGTTTGAAATATAAACGTCAGCACTTTCAACATTAATAGTTACAATTTCAATATCTTCCTCTATCATTGCTATATCATAAACCAATTCTTCGGTTTCATCTGATTTTACTAATTTATCGCCAGGAAGAATATCTTCTACGTTTTTAAATTTATATTTTTCAATTTCGTTATCCCATACAAATAATGGGTGAGTACCCGTTGCTTTTATAGCACCATCGTTTATTGAAAAATAGCCAGATGCAAAGTTAAATGTTAAATCAGAAACTACTACCTCTTGTGGTGTACCTTCCAATGAATCTAAATGATGAAAACGCCATTCTATTTGGTCTGAATCTGCATCTAAATTCTCATCCGGTAATCCTGCTGGCACCCATGCTTTAATTACATCGCCAACATTTAAATCTTCAACATTGATTTCCGTATTGTTTGATAATTTTACTTTTGTACCAAATAATAAACAAAAATCAGGTTGGTTAATTGTATTATAAACATCCACTGCGTATAATACTTTTGTAGATGCTACATTATAGTTTGTTGCTGCTAAATTGTATCCATCTGCATATCTCATTGATAATGTAGATTGTGCTTCTGAATAGTTTGATGCTGCGATTGATGCCGGTGTGATTGGAAACGATGGAGATGCTCCTAATGTTGGAGAACCTACTGAAAAGTTTGCGTTATCAAATGATACCGTATAATTTGCAGCCACACTACCAACTCTTGCTCCATGCAAAGAACCTTGTGAGCCAAATGAAAACGTTGCTGTTTCTGATGTACTTTCTACTACATAAGTGTATGTAGGCAAATTTGCAGTTACAGAATCTACTGCGAATGAACTAAATGCTGCGGCTGTTCCCGCTGCAGCGTTCATTGAATTCATTGAAACTTGCTGAGTAGTTCTTGCCGAACCCTGCGTTGCTCTAAATAGATTTCCTAATGATAAATTTGTCCTTGGCATATGTTATGTATTATTCTCCGTTATAAATATCTAAAAGTTTTTCTTTCCAACTATCTTTATTTGAAAAGTTTTTAATCATCCAATTTTTAAGTTTTCCAAATTCCGTTTTACGGGTTTCGTAATCATCCTCACATATCGTTTTGTAGGTCTCTCTAAACGATAACGTATCACTCGCTTTGTATTTATAATCAAGTGGTACGTGCCATTTTTCATGTAATATTGGAAGTTTCCCCCAATCCACTGCTTCAAAAATTCCGTATCCGAATGGTTCATATTCAAAACAAGAATGAGAGATTCCCCAATCAAGTCCATAGAACTTTTCTTTATATTTGTAATCAAATTTGTAAATTTTTGCTTTTTCAAATTTGTATCCATATTTCTTTTTATAATATTTGTTGAATGTTTCTGAATTAGTAGAAATGAATCCACCTAACCCATCCATATATTCAACATTCTTTCTACCCTCAACTCTTGCTGCGTATCCTAATTCCGTTGAGTTTGAAAGTTCATTGTTTTTAATAAATGTATAATTGTTTGGAATATGATGTAAATTTTCCGTTTCATATGGAAAATGATACAATCCTACCCAAACTTTATTTTTAATTTTATTTATTAATTCGTTTTCGTATTCCCAATTTCCGTACCAATGCAAGTATTCATCTTTATCTTGCTGTGCCATTAAAGACACTTTAGTTAAATTATGGAAAACTATTGAATCAATCTTTTCCAAATTTTGATGAATAGCTCTGGTTGGAGTATAATGACCATGTAAAATATGTATCCTTCTTGCACCTTCTAATATTTCAATGATTTTATCTTCGGATGTTTCCCAAATATGGTCGATATCAATTGGAAATTCTTCGTAATTAGTAGGTTTATGTCTATGGAATAGAAGAAGTGGCTTCACTTCTAAATGAGGTGCCACTTCTTTTATCCAATTAGTTACCCATATATCAGCACCGCTGTTGAACCAAGGTCCTCCAGCGGTGGTGTAGTATATATCATACATTGATTATAAACCTATTTTTGCCTTCAATTCTTCAATTTGTATTTGTTGTTCTTTGATACCCTGAATCAACAATGCTACTAATTTGTCGTATTTAACTGCTTTGAAACCATTTTCTCTTGTCTGAACTAATTGAGGTAATACTACTTCAATTTCTTGTGCGATTACACCCACATCATTTCCTTCGTATCCGTGCTCAACTTTGTTTTCAGCTTTCCAATCATAAGTGTTACCACTAATCTTAGAAATCTTATCCAATGCATTTTCAATTGGAGTAATGTTTTCTTTGAAACGAATATCAGAAGATGAGTATGCTACGATATCATTTGTTGCATCGATTCTACCAGCGGTAGCGGATGCTGCCATACCTATACCCAATGAGTTGAATTGTGCGTTAGCAGAAGTTGCTACCGATTGTCCGATTGAGATAGTTACTGCTCCAGTTCCTCCACTTACAGTTACACCCGTTCCTGCAACGTTTGAAGTTACACCGGTGTTTGCAATTGTTACTCCGGTAGAACCATTATATGATGTACCACTTAATCCCGTACCAATTGTTAAGGTTGCTAAGTTAGAACCTAAAGAGATACCAGAAATTGTGTTATTTGTTAATCCAATTGTTGGAGTTGCTCCTTCACCACTATTGTTAGAAAGTGTGATGTTAGTTCCTGCTACTAAACTTGCAACGTAGTTACCCGTTGTATCAGTTCCTAATGCTACTGAATCAGCTGCGATTGTAGTTGCAAATGATACGTTACCTAAATTAGTTACAGTACCTGTACCCGTTACATCACCTGTTAACGTAATATTAAAATCTTTACCTTCTAAATCAGTTAATCTTGTTAATGCCGAAGAACTGAAAGAGTTTAAATTTGTAATTGAAGTAGCTTGTGTACCATTTGTAGATAATGCGGTAGATGCTGATGCTTCTAATGCCGTTAATCTTGTATTTTGTGTTCCGTTAGTTGTATCGTTTGAACCTGTATATGTATTTAAATTACTTACAGAAACATTTACACTTCCAGATGTTGATTCTAAATTGTTTAATCTTCCAACACTTGCAGTATAGAATGATGCGAATGTAGTATCATTTGATAAATCTACTGAATTGATTAAGGTTACGATTTCTGCAAATGAATCTTTATCTGCATCTGCTGCTAATAATATTGCATCCACTCTACCTTTTTCAGTTGTAATTCTACTATCTACTGATGTTGAATATGCTGAAAATCCCGTAGTTGAACTCAATGTTATTTGTGATGAACCACTTACTAATCCACTTCCACCCAATATTTGCGATGAACCACTAATTACACCATCTGCATCCAACTTACTCTTAATAGTTGTGTTGATTGAACCTGTGTAAGTGTTTAATGAATCTAATATTCCAATTACTTGTGATGAACCACTTACTACTCCGTTGTTTGCATTTATTGTTCCGTTAAACGATGTTGCAGTTACAGCACCTATTGTTGTAATTGAACCACTAACTCTTAATGAACCGGTTATTGATGTTACTGCTGCTGATGATGTACCAAATGTACTATTACCATTTGCTACCACACCACCATCCAAAGCTATTCCATTACCTGTATTGGATAATGTACCTACAATTTGACCAGCTGCTCCAACAAATTTGATTGAACCTGTTGATATATAAAGGTCTCTCCAAAAATAATTTTCAGAACCCAAATCAAATGCGTTTGTTACTGATGGAATAAGTGATGAACTTAAAGATGCTACTACATTAACAGTATCGGATGTTGCATCTCCTATTGTTAATTTTCCACCTAATGTTAAGTTACCTGCTATATTTGCATTTCCTGTAATATCCAATCCTGAACCAGAAATTGCACCGAAATTACCGGTACTTCCCGTACCTGTTGATGATAGTATGATATCGCCTGTTGCTCCACCTACTACTAATGTTCCCAATGTGGTGTTCACATATGGTTCTCCGAATGCTAATGAACCGGATTGTTGTGCGGTACTACCGCGTCTAAATTTAAGTCCCATTTTAGTTTACTCTTTTTTTTAGTTAAAGTACAAGAAATTCCCTATACCTCTATAAATATCTATTTATTTTCTAATTGCTTTATTTTATCCGATAATTCCTTAATTGCTTCAACTAATAATGGAATTATTTTTTCATATTGAACTGCTTTGTATCCATTATCCCTATTTGTTACAATTTGAGGTAATATATTTTCAATTTCTTGTGCTATTACTCCAACATCATTTCCTTTGTGAGAATGAATTGTATCGTATCCTTCTTTCCAATCATAAGTGTTACCACTAATTGATTCAACTTTTGATAATGCGTTTTCAATTGGTTTGATATTTTCTTTTAATCTAATATCAGAAGAAGAGAAAGCCACAATATCGGCACTTGCTATAATTTCACCACTTACTCCGGTAGCCGCAATCCCAACACCAATTGAATTAAATTGATAATTTCCTGCAGAACCACTATGAATTGTAGAACCACCTAAAACTTGCGATGAACCACTTACAACACCTGCTGGCATTTGAACTGAACTACTCCAAACTCCACTTCCACCCAATATTTGAATTGAACCACTAATTACTCCCGTAGGTAATAATGGAGTCACCTGTGATGACCCACTTACGATTCCAGCTGGTATAGAACTTATACTACCATATGTTATTTGTGAAGAACCCGATACTAATGTATGCGTTGCTGATGCTACTTCTTCTTTACCATTTATATCAGCCGAAATTGCGTCATTAAATGTTGCGAAGTTTTCTACATCATATATGTTCACTTGTGATGAACCACTCACTACTCCCGAAGGTAATATTGAAATTATTTGAGAACTACCACTTATTACACCATCTAAATTCAACTTAGTTTTTATAGTTGTATCAATTGATGATGTAAACGATTCTAAATTTGCTATTGAAATTATAGCAGATGCAGAAAATTGATTTAATGGTACTAAAGGATTTCCAGTACCAATTCCACCAATATCATATAAATATTGTATTCTATCCTCATGGTCAACAATGGATGCTGTTATTCTTACCAATGATGCGGTTACACTTGCACTAAATTGATTTAATGAAGATGTAGTTTGATGTATAGATGTTAAGTCACTATTTATTGAACTCGTATAAGTTTGTAAATTACCAAATTTAGTATTAACCGATTCAGTAAATTCATTTAATGATAATGTAGTTTGGTTAACACTTGCTGTATATAATGATAATGTATTAAATTTAGTATCAATTGTACCACTCCACTCATTTGCAGATGATGTATATGATAATAAAGATGCGGTTACTTGTCCTAATGTTACAAATCTATCATTAACTGAACCAGTATGAGTTTCTAATATTATAAACCTACTATTTACAGATGTTGTATATGTTTGTAGATTATCAAATTTCGTTTGAACATTTCCACTAAACGTTTGCAATGCAACTACTGAAGATGTTAATGAAGCAATTGATGCAGTCATTAAAGATGCCGAAGTATATAAACTCGCAGTTGCGGTATTTAAATTAGAAATAGAAATATTTAAACTTGCCGTTGTAGAGTTAATATTTGTAATACTAATATCAACACTAGCCGATTTTGTTTCTAAATTATCTAATCTACTATCTACCGATACTGAAAATGCGTTAAAGTCCGTTGAACCGGAAAGAACTCCATCGCCACCTGCTAATAGTAATTTACTTTCATTTCCAGCTGCTCCACCTTTCCAATAATCTAAAGTAGAATCCCATAATAAAGAACCTGAAATTGTATTTGGTGATGTTGGGTCTTTAACTAATAAACCACCATTTGCAACACCTGTTCCATTTAATTCAATTATATTATCTCCTAATTGAATCGTAGTAGAGTTTACTGCGGTTGTTGTTCCATTTACAATTAAATCTCCTACAATAGTTACGTTTTGTCCACTTACACCTATCGCAGTTTTAAGAGATGATGTATATGTATGAATTTCTGCTAAAGAAGTATCAACTGATGCTGATTTACTTTCTAAATTATTTAATCTACCATTATGTGAACCCGATGTTGTTTCTAAATTTGATAATCTGCCTAATGTAGAACCACTAAATGTATTAAGTGAGCCTGATGCGATTTCTAATTTATCTATTCTAGCATCTAAGCTAGTATTTATAGCTTGTACATATTCTTTAACGGCATATTGAGTTGGAACGGTATCTTCGCCATATAAACCTTGTGAGTTTAATAAAGTTGTATTATTACTTACTTCTTGTAATACAACTCCAACTGCTACACCATTTCTTCTAAATGGCCCGATTGCGTTAAGACCTGAAAGGTTAAATGAGTTTGCATCTATTGTTACTTCTCCCGTTAATTGATTAACCGAAAAGAAATCTCCAATTTTTAAATTACCTATATTATCAACCGTTGAGTAAAATACTTTACCTGGCGCAAATTCTATTATTTCTCTTGTTCTAATTGGAACTCCACCAAATTTTGGAAGCGCATTATATGTAACACCACTACCAACGTATTCCATTACTAATCCACCCGTTGAGATGTTTGATAATTGATGGAATTTAATTTGAGCATTTGTTGTAATTGAAGGAGGTGCTGGATAAGTTGTTACTCTTCTTTGATTCGGTTGTCCGCTTACTGCTGCCACATCCGTTACCAAATAGTCAACACCATTCAAAATCATATTAGAAGAAATATCAACACCTCTACTACCACTTTCTAATGCCATTAGCATTTCACTAACTCCACTAATCAATGCTTTACCAGCCACAGTTGTAGCTTGTATTCCTCCAGGACCTGGTGGGTCTATTGCTACCGATGGTTGCGATGTATATCCACTACCACCTGTTAATAATACAATTTCATCTATTGAACCATTTGCATTTATAGTTGCTTCTGCTGTTGCTTGAACACTTGCTCCACCTCCGGTAATTGTTACACCGGTTGTAGAACCAACATATCCTGCTCCATTTTCATCAATTACAAACCCACTTACTTGCGAAGTTTTTGTTTCTAAAGATGACCCGGTATTATATGTTGTTGGAAAATATGTTTTTGATACTAATCCTTCTCTACCAAAATCTATTACTGAATTTGAAATATTTGCAAAACCACCTGCTGCGGTTTTAAAACCATAAGTACAAAATGTAGTAAAGCAAGATACGAATTGTGCATATCCTTTATTAATTACTAAATGACCAGGTCCACCTTGGTTTACCTGTGTAAAAGCATCTGCTACAAATGATTCCAATGGAGATAATCCACTAACTAAATTACCATCTATTCTAATACCACCACCAGCTCCTTGCTCATCTATTACACCCGAACCAATTACAGCGTTTGATTCATTTCTTACATCATTTACATTGTATGGTAATCGTGCGTAATTTGCAGTTCCAGGTATAAGAGATAGTAAAGTACCATCGGTTGTAAATGGACCGGTGATTGACGAACAGTTTTGAACATATGGTGATGTTGTAATAATTGGTCGTTTGGTTGTAGGCGCTTGAATGGAGATATGTGGTTTTTCACCCGCAACATATCCACTACCATTTGTATCAATACTAATTGATAACGTTCCACCGGATACAGTTGCGGTTGCAGTAGCTGCTACTCCGTCATCAGCATTTGGTTTTTCTATAATAACATTTACATTCTCACCATCAACATATCCACTTTCAGTATGTACCATCGTTATAGTACCAATACCACCGCCACTTATTGTTGCGTTTGCAGTAGAACATGGGAATGAAAAACAGAATGAAGGGTTTTGTAAATTTAAAAATCTTAAACCATAAAAGTAGTTTCCATCGTGACAATGGAAAAAATCTTTTGTAGGATTTGATGCAGTTAATCTTACTGTTCTTAAATTATCACCAACAATTGCAACTCCAGGAGGAACTGCTATTGGATTATTTTCAGTATAATTACCACTACCTACAAAAATTGTAGTTCTTTGTATATTCGATGCAATCGTATCTCCTAAAGATGCAACTGCTGCTTTAATCGTTTTAAATGGATTATGTTGAGTACCATCATTAGTATCATTTCCTTGTGGAGAAACATATAATCTTTTAGAACCACTCATTGCATTTTCTAATAAATCCATTCTACTATCAACGGATGTACTAAAAGGTCCTTCTAAATAATCTAATCTACTATCTACCGATTGAGAAAATGCTTCTAAATTACCTATACCTGCTATTGAACCCGAAATAACTGATGCTGATACTGTATTAACATATAAATTTCTATACCATCTACCATCATTACCATTTGGTAATGTTGAAGCTTTTCCTAAATCATATACTCTATCTGCATCTGGTATAATTGAAGAACTTAAATCTGCATTGAATACAACACTATCAGAAGTAGTATCACCAATTGTAATAGTTCCACCCAATGTAATATCCCCCGTAACATTGAAAGAGCCCGTATTTACTGCATCCAATTTTGCTAATTGTATGTTAGTTGCGTTATCAGTTCCTACATATATGGAACGTGATTGTTCGTGTAGATACAATTCACCATCTTGTAATGTAAGTACTGAATCTGAACCTCTTCTTATTTGAAATATAGCTGCCATTTAATTCTATTATGTTTCTTATAAATATAGTAATATATTTTTTCTTTTATTATAGTCCGAATCTGATTCTATCTATATTATACTTTTGGAAATGTATCTTTAACCGATTGAATTGATTGAAACCATTCTCCATTTGTAGATAAACTTCCGCTTTGGTTTAATTCGTGCCATAGCATATCTAATTGATTACCCAATGAAGGATATATTTCCTGTCTATCTCTTTGATATTGGGTATTTTGCCATTCTTCTAACCCAATATAAAATCCGTATCTTTGTTCTTCTGTAAGTGGAGTTCCATCGATTGGGCTTAATAGTGGTTCTCCGTTATCTAATTCATGTATCATATTATATAATTATTTTACTCTTGTTAAAATTGATGATTCGTATCCTGCTGAATTTAATATTCGTATGTTGAAATAAACAGTTAGTCCATTTTGTCCCGATGTGTTAGTAAATCTTAACCAATTTCTGTCAACGTTACCTTCTTGATAATGGGATACCGAATATGCACCATCTGCTAAAATTGGTGTATGTTGTAATCCATATCTCGATACATCAAACTCAAATATTCCATATCTCCAAGTGCCCGTTGTAAAATTAAAAAAATTACAAAGTCCAACTGTTCGTGCATATCCACTAACATTACATATTAAATCAACTGAAGAACCATTATTAATTGCCGCAGTTCCTACCCATTCATTCATTCCTAAATATGAATTACTCGATAGCATTTTTGGCGATGTTATCGATGTTGCAGTTAATTCCGATGATGTTGTTGATATTAAATTTGCCATTATCTCACTCGTTGTGTTAAATATGATGTTGTGAAATCACCAGGTCCTTGTACATTCAATACAAAGAAATATGTTCCATTACCCCATTCAGAACCTATTGTATTATAAAATCTACAATAATTTGTTCCATACGATGGATTGTGCCTAGCCGCAGACCATGTGCCTGTACTTGTTAGTGTTTGTATATTAAACCCATATTCGGATAATTGCCAATAAAAACTACCACAATGTATTTGAGATTGATAGCAAACCCAACTACAAAATCCGTACATACGATTATGAACGCCCGTATTACCAAATAAATCAACATAGTTTGTTGCACTATTAACCGATGTTGGGATTGATACCGTTCCACTATACTCTCTCATCATATGATTATAACTCGTATTATTCAATATACGTGGAGATGTAAAACTCGTAGATGCGGTTAGCGTACCATTTATCGTTGTATTTTGTAAAGTTGCCATTAAACGTATCTTGTTAAAATAGGTGATGTTACTGCATTAGTATTTGGAGCAAATAATGTTATATTAACTAAACATAGAGCATTTCCCCACGATACATTATATTGATTTGTAAATCTTAACCAACTTTTAGAAGCGCTTGATGGGTCTTGATAATATGAAAATGTTATTAATTGGTCATTAGTTGGGCCTGATGTTATTTGTAAACCATATTGTGATAATGCAAACCAAACATTTTGAGTACCATTATAACTTTGATATGATAAAAAACTAATATACCCCGTTACCCATTGCCAGTTATTATTATTACAAAGTACATCGGTATATGGCGTTGCTGTATAATATGGCGATATTACGGAAACATCACCACCCCATTGTTGTAAAGCCATTGCGTTAGAACAAATGGTTGTACTAGCATTTGATGTAGATGATGCATTATATGTTGTTACCGTTGTACCTTGTAAACTTGCCATTATCTATTTGCTTTTAACTCTTCGATTTCTTTCTTCAAATCTTTTATTGCTTCAATTAAAACTGCGGTAATTCTACCATATGAAACTGAATCTATTTCACCTTCTTCGTTTTTCAAAACTACTTCAGGTAATACTTCGTAAATTTCTTCGGCAATTACACCCATTTCTTTTACACCATTATCTTTCTTATCGTAAGTAACTCCTCTCATTTGAAGAACTTTATCTAAACCATATTTTATAGTTTCAACATTTTCTTTATATCGTATTGATGAGTTTTCTGTAATTGTTCCCGTTACTGTTAGATTATTTCCAATTAATTGCATTCCAACATTATCAGCTCCTGTTGTAAAATAAATATTACCAGCTCCGCCATTTGTTACACTTCGCATTCCGATTCGAGTTCCAAATGAATCCCAAACCAACATTTGAACAGTTCCGTATTTAGATTTTCCAATTAGTTGTGCGTTTGTTATACCACCCGTTCCCGTATTTCCATTTTCATATATAAGCGTTCCATCATTATCTGCGGCGGTTGTAGTGTAAACACGAGTACCACCTGCAAAAGTGGGTGATGATGTAGTTAATACCGCTTGATTTAATACCGAGCCATAACCGGTTGTTGATGATAATGTTATTTGAGAACTACCACTTACTAAAGTAGGTAATGAACTAATTCCACTAAAAGTTATTTGCGATGAACCACTAACTATACCTCTACCTTTTGTTTCATAACTTCCCGTTACACTTTCAATCGAAGTTAATCTACTATTTTGTGCAGTATTAGTTGTATCATTTGAACCCGTATATGTGTTTAATGATGATAGTATTCCAATTACTTGCGATGAACCACTAACGATTGTTTCTGCATTTAATCTTGTCTTAATAGTTGTATTAATTGAAGATGTAAATGATTCTAAATTAGATGCTTCAACTTCTAATGCTGATAATCTACTTAATGCTGATGAACTAAATGATTCCAAATTAGATGTTTCAACTTCTAATGCCGTTAATCGTGTAAGAGATGAACCACTAAATGTATTTAAATTACTTACTGAAGTATTTAAACTTGCAGTTGTTGTATTTAAGTTTGTTATTGAAGTAACTAAACTTGCAGTTGAAATAGATGCGGTATATGTGTTTAAGTTACTTATTGAAGTATTTACACTTGCCGAAGTAGTTTCTAAATTATTTAATCTACCAACACTTGCAGTATAAAACGATGCAAAAGTACTATCGTTTGAAGTATCAACCGAATTAATTAAAGATACAATTTCTGCAAATGAATCTTTATCTGCATCGGATGCCAATAGAATTGCATCAACTCTTCCTTTTTCAGTTGCGATTCTACTATCTACCGAAGAACTATATGTAGTAAATCCGGTTGTAGATGAAATCGTTATTTGTGAACTTCCACTTACTATACCCGATGGTATAGAAGATATATTTGCGTATGTAATTTGTGATGAACCACTAACGATTCCTCTACCTTTTGTTTCGTATGATGAAGTTGCTGAATTTTGGTTTGATAAAGTAGATGCAATAGAAGAACTGAATAATGTAAGATTTATACCATTAATGTTTCCCGTACTTTCCAATGAACCACTTACTACTATATTATTACCAAAAACAACACCATTTCCACCTGAAGATGTTATTTTATATCCATCTTGTATTTGCAAAGTTCCTCTAACATCAATTAAACCAGTTGTTGGGTCAAATAATAAGTTACCACCACCCGATGTTTTTAATTGAATATCTCCATCTGCAGATTGTAAAATAATATTATCAGTTCCAGCTTCTAATATCTTTATTGATTGTCCTTCATCGGTTGTAATTTGTAATTCATTTCCCGTTGAACCTAATACTTTTGTACCATCTATATAAAGTGAACCAGATGAAACATATATATCTCTCCATTGATACGTTGCCGAACCTAAATCGTATGTATTATCAGTTGCGGGTATAATAGAACCACTCAATGTTTGCGTTCCTCTAAATGTATTGGAACCCGTTGTTGCTAATACCGATGCAGTTAATTGCGATGAACCACTTACTATTCCCGAAGGTTTACTTGCGATGTTATCCCAAGTTGTTTGTGTTATACTACCACTTAAAACATATCTGCTATCGTATGAAGATGTTAATTGCGATGAACCACTTACAGTTCCTGCAGCTGCCGTTGCGGTGATACCATTTGCATCAATCGATGCAACAACATTATTTCCAACTACAAAATCAATACTATTTAATGTAGGTAATATTTGCGTACTACCTGATACATTTGTTAAAAATCCTTTTAATCCAACCGGCGTTCCTACCGCAGTTGATTGCGATTGTTCAAAATCTATATAATATTTATCCGATACACTATTAAAATCACTTATAGATGCTGAGCTATTTGCATTATAATCCCAACCATCTCTCGGTATATCATCACTTACTACTCCTCTTAATCCACTACCATCGCCGGTAAAAGAACCCGTAAATGAGCCGCTTGTTGTTCCGCCACCTACTTCCTGTCCATTTAATAAAAATGAACCTGTAATATTTACTGAACCTGTGAATGAATGGGTATCATCGGATGTGTTACCAAAATTTGATGAACCACTTTCGAAAAGGACAGATGAAGAAATTACTGAAATATTGAATTGTCTGGCATTAACTGCTCCTAATATGGTTAAATTAGATGTTACTAATGCAGAGCCACTAATTATGGCTTCACCGTGATTAATAGTAAGTGTATCGTTTACTTTTAGAGAACCAAATGAGCCCGTTTCAGTTACTCTCAAAGAACCAGTAATATTTTGGTCTGCTTTGAATTGATTTGAACCCGTAGTTGCCAATGAACTACTCCAAATATCAATTGAAGATGTATAGGAGTTCAATGAAGAGAGTATTTCAATTACTTGAGATGAACCACTCACTACACCATTGGATGCCGTTATCGAACCTACAATAGAACCTGCGTTCAATGTCCCCGTAAGAGTTACGGAGCCTGTGTTTACTACATTTGTTGTTACTACTTCTTGGATTGTATCTGTCGAACCCGAACGTCTAAAAAATATCTTACCATCGTAAGTATTTAATGCTAATTCTCCTAAATTAAGTGAACCCGTACCAGGTACCTTACCTGATAACGCACTGCGTTTCAGCTGAACAATTGATGACATATGTCTAATCCTTTAAAGTTATCTAACAAAAATGTAGTATATACTACGAATATAAATATACTATAAAATAAAAAACCCCTACTAAGAGGGGTTTTATTAAATTTTTTATTTGCTATTAGATTTCTCCACCATCTGGACCAAATGATGCTGATATTTCTAAGTTATACAATCTACCTGCTACCGAACCACTAAATGCTAACACATCACCAATTCCATAAAGAGAACCACTAAATCCGTTTGCAGTTGTTATAGTTGCGATTGTTACATCATCATATCTAAAATCAATTTGATTATCAGTAGTTGCTACTTTGTAAAGAGAACCACTACCTTGTATGTATCCAATCGTTCCTGCAAATGGGTCTGAATTGAAATCAAAGTCATCAGGTCTCATCGATGCGGTTACACCTGTTAAGTATGTACCATCTCCAACGAATGCCGATGCGGTTACTGCTCCACTAAGATTAATCGAACCCGTTACGGCTGCGCCGGTAACTACAATTTCTACTACCTCATCGGTTGAACCGGATTTGCGTAAAAACGCTTTACCATCATAGGTATTTAATGCGATTTCACCTACCTGTAACGAACCGGTTGTTGGTTTCGAACCTGCTACGCCTGAACGTTTTAATAAAATCGATGAAGTTATGTTATTTGTTGCCATATTTTTGTTATTTCTTTATTTTATTTTATTAATAAGTTCCACCGTCAATTATACTGATTCGAGTTTCAATTGATGCACTAAATGTATTAAATCCGGTTGTTTGTGTGATATCAACTTGCGATGAACCACTTACAATTCCACCTGGCTTACCATTAAGATTTTCCCACGTAGATGCTGCTACCGATGCACTTATTGATGTTGCGATTGAGCCACTAAATGTACTAAATCCGGTTGTATCACCAATTGTAATTTGAGATGAACCACTTACAACAGTTTCAGCGTCTAATTTAGTTTTAATGATAGTGTTAATCGAAGAACTAAATGAATTTAAACTTCCAGATGTAGTTTCTAAATTATCTAATCTACCATTTTGCGTAGCTTGCGATGATGCGAATGAAGAACTCAATGCTGTTTGAGATGCTGCACTTGCACTAAATGATGTTGCTACCGATGAACTGAAATCTCCCGTTACACTTGCTACACTCGCAGATAATGCGGTGATACTAGCGTTACTTGCTGAGAATGAAGTTGCTACTGAAGAACTAAAATCTCCCGTTACACTTGCTACACTTGCCGATAATGAAGTGATACTTGCATTACTTGCACTAAATTCTAATAAGATATTATCATTGTAATCAGCGTATCCATCTAAATCTGCAATTGCGATTTGTGCACCACCACTAACTACGTTATCACCATCTGCTCTTAATAATTTAGATTCAGCTCCTGCTGCTCCCGCCTTCCAATAATCGTTTGTAGAATCCCAAAGTAAAGAACCACTTACCGTATTAGGTGCAGTTGGGTCTTTAACTAATAAACCACCATTTGCTGCTCCCGTACCATTCAATTCGATGATGTTATCACCTAATTGAACTACGTTTGATTCTACCGATGTTGTATTTCCTTTAACAATTAAATCACCAATTACTACTACATTAGAACCGGTAAATTCAAATGCGGTTTTTAATGCGGATGAGTAAGAGTTTAATGCTGCTACCGAAGTATTTAAACTTGCAGTTGTACCGTTTATGTTAAATATTGAAGTGTTTAAACTTGCAGAATTTGTATTTAAATTAGCTATTGAACTAAATAAACTTGCGGTTGCTCCATTAATGTTATATACCGAAATATCAATAGATGCCGATTTAGCTTCTAAATTATCTAATCTGGAATCTGCTGATTCAGTAAATGAGTTAATATTAAATAATGAAGTATTAACACTTGCTGAAGTACTTTCTAAGTTTGTTAATCTACCATCCGCAGATTGTGTAAATGAATTTAGATTTACATTTGCAACTGCTGCTGCCGATGCGGAACTAATCAATGAACCACTAACTACACCAATTTCAGTAAATTTCTCAGCTGCTGATGCAGTAAAGTTATTTAATGCGGTTGTTGATGTATTTGATGATGTGTAAGAGTTTAATGCTGCAATTGATGCATCAACACTTGCTGATTTACTTTGTAAATTAGATAATCTACTATCTACCGAAGTTGAGAATGCGGTTACATTACCAATACCTACGATAGAACCACTAATTACACCTGCTCCTGCAACATATATTGAAGAACCACCCGTTAAGTTCAATGAAGAACTATTACCCAAATTCATATTTGAGTTATCAACTGCTACTGCCCCACCAAAGTTAGCAGAACCACTAACATTAAATGAACCACTAATAGTTTGTGTTCCGTAGAATACGTTTGAACCAGTAGTTGCGTATGAACCAGTCTTACTACTTAAACTATCTAATTGAGTTTGTTGTGATGCAGATGAACTGTTTAATGCTGCTACTGAAGTATTTACACTTGCGGATGTTGATTCTAAATTTGTTAATCTACTACTTACTGAAGAACTAAAATCACCCGTTGTACTTGCTACACTTGCACTTAATGCTGCAATAGAAGAACTATTATTAGTAATTCTTGTATCAAATGAAGAACTTAAAGTATATACTGAGCCACTTAATAAATCTACTGAAGAACTTACATTTACTATTCTAGTATCTAAAGAAGAACTTAAAGTATAAGTCGAACCACTCAATTCAGATATAGAAGAACTATTATTAGTAATTCTTGTATCTAAAGATGAACTCAAATTATAAGTAGAACCACTTAATGTTGAGATAGAAGAACTATTATTAGTAATTCTAGTATCAAATGAAGAACTCAATGTATAATTAGAGCCACTCAATTCAGATATAGAAGAACTATTATTAGTAATTCTTGTATCTAAAGATGAGCTTAAACTATAAGTTGAACCACTTAAATCGTATACTGAACTACTTACATTAGAAACTCGTGTATCTAATGAAGAACTTACTGAATATGCTGAACCACTTAAATCGTATAAAGAAGAACTTACATTTGAAATTCTTATATCAAACGAAGAACTTGCAGAATATGTAGAACCACTTAAATTATAAAGTGAATCACTTAAATCATATGCTGAACTACTTACATTTGAAATTCTTGTATCAAATGAAGATGAATCGTTTGTGAAATATGATTGTGTAAATGAATTTAAGTTATCAATAGAAACTCCAACACCACTACCCACATTTGCAACTATTGCTGCCAATGAAGCACTTACTGATGAAGAGTATGCGGTTACATTTCCAATACCGTCAATTGAACCACTAAATCCTGCCGATGCGCTTATTGGTCCAGTTACATCTAATGAATTATTAATGAATACACCATTTACTCCGGTAATAGTTACCGTTTGTGCACTATCATCTATTTTTACAAAGTTAGTATCATCACCTAAGAAAGTTAATCCACCGGTTGCTTTGATGTGAGTATCACTTACCGATGTGTTATAGATTTGAATAGTTCTTGCATCATTAACATCAGGTTGTAAGTATAGATTTCCAGTACTTGCAATTGTATCATCAACAATAATTGAACCAGATACATTTACATCACCTGCTACCGAAATTGTTGAATTATCAGTTGCTTGCGTAATAATTGAATCCCCAATATGGTCATCACCAACCGCAACCATAATTGTACCCGGCGTAATGTGTGCTTCACTACCCATTGAACCAGAATTTCTAGGACCAGAAATTAAAATTGCTGTTTGTCCTGATTCTGCTCCACCCGATGGGTGTTGGTAAATCCAGTTGTTATTTAATGAATCCCAAAATAATGAACCACTTGTTCCACTTGCACTTCCACTATCTACTACCGATATACCACCAAATCTAACTGAAGGGGAGTCGTTATTAAGGATGATTGTATTTGTTCCTAAATCAACCGCACTTGCCGTAATATATTGTAATGAAGATGAACCTTGTACAATTAAATCTTGTGTAACATATAATGAACCTGTGATTACTTGTTGTCCGTAGAATACATTTGAACCACTCAATAATGCGTAAGAACCACTATTTGCATTTAAGTTTGCAATTGATACTGCTGCAGCTGATGCTGAACTAATCAATGAACCAGAAATAGTTGCTAATGCAGTATTTTGAGTTAATTGAGAAGAACTGAATGAGTTTAAGTTACTTACTGAAATATTTACACTTGCAGAAGTTGTTTCTAAATTACTTAATCTACCATCTTGTGTATCGTTTGTTGATTTTGCAGTCGATGCTGAACTAATCAATGAACCCGTAACAGTTGCTAATGCAGTATTTTGAGTTAATTGAGAACCACTAAATGATTCTAATGAAGAAATTCTTTGGCTTTGAGTTGTAAATGTTTGTGCAACTGAAGAACTAAAATCTCCCGTTACCGATGCAACTGATGCGGATAATGATGTAACACTCGCTACACTTGCACTAAATCTACTATCTACAGAAGAACTAAATGCCGTTACGTTTCCGATACCAGCTATTGAACCACTAAATCCTTCAGATGCACTTATATGTGCAGCTTCTAATATATGCGCCTGTAATGATTGGCTAACGATTACTCCGCCAAAAAATTGTGCACTTTGATTACCATTTGCTACCGAGCCGGAATTAAATCTAAATAATAATCCGTTAGTAGTTCCATTATGGATTTGAAAATGACCACCATCGCCATTTTGAATATGATATTCTATTCCAGTTGTGGTATTTTGTAATCTAAGTTCTGGATTACTTCCCGAATGTATTTCAATTGTACCATTAATATGTTGTAATCCTTCAAATACATTTGAACCGGTAGTTGCGTATGAACCTGTTTTTGAATTTAATAAACTTACCGAATTACCAATTGAACCACCACCAATTGATGCAGATAATGCGTTAATTGATGTTGCAACAGATGCACTAAAGTTACTAATGTTACCCGTTAAATCTGGGATATCATTTCCATCAGAACCAAGTAAATATAAAGTTGAACTACCACTTGCATAGTAAGGAACACCTTTAACTAACCCATTGTAAGTAGATGAACTAAATACATTTGGTGCGTTGTTTCCAATTATAAATCTATTTACTGCCTGTACTGAACCACTTTCGGTGGCTGCGAACACCATACTACCACCATTTGTGGAGGTAATATTCGAGGAGCCAGATACAATTATTAATTCACCTTTTTGGAACGATGCCGTTGCTGCTGAAAGGGATTCTAAACTACCACGTCTGTGTCTAATGATTTGTGCCATATTTTTGGATTGGTTATTCTATTTTATTATTCTGTTGCGCTATTATGTGCTATTCCGTTATAAATATTAATTTTTTATGTAACCATTAACTAAAGTAGATGTTATTCTAATATATTTTTTTATTTTATATTAAAACTCTCCTGCATCTAAGTTAGAAGATGTAACATATAACTCCTGGTCGGTTGCAAATGTGTTATCAATTGATTGTGTAAATTGAGTAAAGTTGTTTAATATTATATCAATTACTTGCTGAGAACTGCTTATTACACCGGTCGGTAAATTTCCTTCCAAACTACCTATTACTAATTGAATCCAACCATTCGAATTTCCTACATTTGCCGTATCGGTTAGTACCCAAATTGTGTTATCACTTTGTTGATAAACTTGCAATCCTTCATATACATTAGCCAATGACAATGCATAACGTGCCGATTGGTCTGCTAAACTAAATCTAGCATCAACAGGCTCACTATTCGTTATGTTAAACCCACCAGGTAATATAATTGCCATTTCTTATTGTTCTATTTATGTTAATATATATGTTATACTACTTCCTGCTCCTCCCGCTTGTAGTGTATTTGATTTGTATACTTTGTATTGTCCAACTGTACTTAATGTAAATTGCCCTAATACTCCAAACCCACTTGTTGTAATACTTGTTAAGTTTGCTCTCGCTGAATCAAATACTATATAATGATATTTATCACCTGTCCAAGCAATTGTTAGAGTTTGTCCACTTGCAGTTGTTGTTCCTTTTACAATTGTTCCTATTGTTCCGCCTAATGTAGTATCCCATGCACCAATGTTTTCCAATTCTCCAGCAGTAAATGATGTTGCTGCACTTGCACCATGTCTTAAACTTCTAATTTTTGTATAAGTAGTAGTTGTAGTTGATGTAGTTGTAGTATCAGGAATATTATCACCTGATGGGGATGCGTAGTTTGCAGTTGCCGTTAAACTAATTGAAGTAGAACCTGTTGCAGAGCCCGTTACCAAATATGGTGATGCCACATTTGTTGTTAAACTTATCAAATTCCAACTATTAGAAGGATTTGCGGATGAAGATGTAAATGAAATACTACCCGTTGCACCTTGTTCAATTTGATTTGAAGTAACCCCCAATTGAATTGTTGCAGTTGGTGTTAATGTAGGTGAAGCCGGATTGGTTTTGGAAACTGTTCCCGTTGTTGTAGTTGATGTTTTGTATAAACTATTATCTAATGGAGAACTTGCTGTATATTCTAATCTATATGTGTGAGAGCCTGATGTTGTTGTACTATATGTTAAAGATGTTCCAACTCCAACTTGTGTTAATAGAGTTGAACCTTCGTATAAAGATGCACTTACTAATGTATATCCTTGATTATTCCAAGTTCCGTTAACCGAGTATCCATCTGTTACATTATTAAATCTATCGGTTGCAAATCCACTCAAAGATGCTGCTACCGATGATGGTTGTGTAGGTGTTCCAAAAATAAATTTAAGAACTCCATTTGTAAATGTTACTGCGGTATTACTATCAAAATCTGCAACTTCTATACCTGTCAAATTTTGAACACTATTGGTTACATATTGTATAAATCCACTACTTGCACTTAAACTTGCTAATGAAGCAGATACCGATGAACTTAAAGTACTAATCGATGCCGCACTTCCACTCAAAGTTTCTGCAATCGATGTACTAATTGAAGATGATATTAATGCTTGTGATGATGATAATGATGCACTAACGATTGAAACTTCAATATCGGTTGCTATAACTGATAATGAACTACTCAATGATGCACTTACAATATCAATGATAGATTGGGAAATAGAAGAACTTAAATTTGATAAGTTTAAACTTTGTGTTGCAAATGTTTGAGCCACCGATGAACTAAAATCACCAGTCACACTTGCTATACTCGCATTACTCGCACTAAATGAAGTTGCTACGGATGCACTAAATGTATTGATGTTACCCGTTAAGTTGATTGGAGTATTACCATCACTTCCCAATAAATACAAAGTTCCACTACCACTATCGTAATAAGGAACTCCATTTACTAAACCACCATAAGTAGATGATGGAAATACATTTGGCGCTGAACTACCAATTATAAATCTATTGGTAGCTTGAACTGAACCACTTTCAGTTGCTGCGAATATAATAGATGAGCCATTTGATGATGTAATATTAGATGAACCGGTTACAATTAAGATTTCTCCTTTTTGTAAAGAACCCGTAATTACCGATAATCGTTCTAATCTACCTCTTTTATGTTGTATTAACTGAGCCATCTATGTTATTCTTAATTTACTTTATTATGTATAAATATAACTTTTAATAATTAAAACTCCCCTTGGTCAATAATGTTCGAAGCAGTAAGATAAACTTCCAAATCGGTTGCAAATGTATCTCCCAAAGATGCGGTGTAAGCATGGAAAGATGAAGTTGTTACAAGCCCTACCCCAGTTGCTACTATACCAATGCTTGCAGCGATTGATGCACTTATTGCTGCAACTTCTACATCGGTTGCAAGTATAGATAAAGCTCCACTTAAAGATGAACTAATGATACCAATAACTGAACCACTTATATCCGTTCCTATATTTGCTGCACTTGTTAATGCAGAACCACTTTCAATTTGTTTTAATCTAATTAAATTTGCCATTACTTATTAATATTATGCACCAAATGTTAAAGAGATAGGGTCAGCATACACATATGGTGCATTTGATGATTTTGTTTGGGTTGCAACGGATAATTTTACTCTAAAAATCCAATATGTGCTGATAGGTAACATTTCAAATCCACCAATTGAACCAACTGTATTAAAAATTGCAGTATCTCCATTTTGATTAAGTGTAAGTGTTCCACCCGCATCTACCAATTGTTGAAAATCGTTAAAGTAATCTGCACCAGTTGCATCTAATGGGTTAAAATAAATGTAATCAGTTCCACTACTTGCATTTGGATTAAATGTTTCAATATTTGGTGTACCTTCTGTTATGAATATTGCGTTACCATTATTTTCAGGTGGGCCTGCATTTATATTGCCTTCATCACTATAAAAGAACCATTCTCCTACTCCAGGTATATTATCATTTAGAGTATTTTTAGTTATTGTAAATCCGTTTGAAAATTCTATTCCCATTTTGTTTTGTTTATTTAGTTATAAATATCGTTAAAATAATCTTTCTATTGAAATGAAATTACTAATGTATGATGCACCTATCATCATTGTAATACGATAAAATCTATTATTCGTTTTATCTCTTAAATTAACTTGTACCATATCACCATGTGTAGGGAAGTTCCAATTAAATAGAGAATTAGATGCAGTTGTTGTAAATGTGTAGTTATTTCCCGTTAATCCATTATTACCACCTGCAACTGTGTACCACCCACTTACATCCGCTTCAAATGTTGTTGAAACTGCACCTATACTTAAACCTCTATTACCCTGTGCTACCGTTGTTACTGCACATTTAAGGTTATCTAATGTTACAAATGTTCCCGCCCCTACCATTCCACTTGATTTCCATAATAACTCACCCGCATTTCCGGCTGGTGCTTTACTTAAATCAATATGTACACCTTTTGAATCTGCACCACCTTCCCAAAATCTTAATCTATTTTGATAAACATCAACAATAACTTTATTTGTTAAAGATGTATTTGTTTGTGCGGTTGCTAATTGAATTTCACCACCTTCATCACCACTTCCCGTTCCAACATTTACTGCACCTCTTAATGTTGTTGTGCCTGTAAATGTGTTTGTTCCGGTAAATGTATTATTCGTAGATGGTAGGTTTGTATTTGTTTTTAATTCTACTGCCGTTAAAACAGGACCCGTTGATTCACCAAAATCAAAAAGACCCGAAATTCCACTAACAGTTCTCATACTATATGAATAAGTTCCTGCTGGTGGAGTATCTATTACATTTACACAATATGGTACATTTAGGTTTGAACTATTTTCAACCTGAACAATACCACCAATTGAATTTTCATCTCTATAAATTTGTAATCTAGTCCAAGATGTAACATTTACTGGGTTTGCATCACCAGTCACCATAATTTGGACAGGATTGCCTGTCGTAGTAATACTTCCACTTATTATTGATGTACCAATTGTTGTGATTCCGGTTCTTCTATTTCCTAATACTTGTGTATAATTTGGACTTCCACTTATTATTGATGATTCTAATGTATCTAATCTATTATCTACCGAAGAACTAAATGTTGAATTATTAATCCAAACACTTCCACTTTTCATTAAAATATGACCATACGAAGATGTAGTTGATGTATCTATAACATCATGTGCTTCACCTAATTCTGAACCATTATCTATACGAACATATATTGAACCATTATTTTGTTGAACTCTTAATACCTCTCCTAATCTAACACCATGTCTTGGTGCAATCGTTGATGTGGTTGTAAATGAACCACTATTACCTAAATATAGGAGTTGTCCGGCGGTCATTCCATTTGTATTAACTCCCAATAAAATACCTTCGGTTATTACCAAACCAAAACTATCGTTTGGAATATTTTCAGTTGTTATACCCAAACTATTTGCAGAAGTGTGTTCTGTATTTGGGTCTGCAAGGCTTATTAATGGGTTATCTCCCGCTGCTCCAATTATTCTTACAACTTTACCTTTATCTATTTGTGTTCCGGTTGTGTTTTTTACATAGACATCAACTTGAGATGTTCTAAATGAATATGATGATGTTGGAACTAATTGAGAAGAACTATATGCTTCTAAAATATCCAATCTGTTATCCAAAGAGGAACTAAATGTTAATATAGATGTGTTTCCTAATTCACTAAATGATGTTGAACCCGATTGATAAAATGAACCAGTAATTGTTTTATTACCAATCATTACATAATTACCTTGTTGAGTATAATCACCAACCTGAGTCATTGAACCACTAATGTATCCAAATGAACCCGTTGCTGCTATAAATGAGGCATCTCCAATCAATCTCATACCACCTGCTGAAACTAATATGTTTCCACCAACGTTTGATAGAGTTGTATTTGGGTCACCAATTGTATCCGATGCTATATTGATTGAACCAGATTGAACATAAATTTCTCTAAATGGTTTTTCTAATGTTCCTAATGTTGCACCTCTTGCCGTCTTTGGTACAATATTACCACCTAATTCGGTTGTTCCACTTATGAATAGAGAACCACTTATAGTTTCATCTCCATTGAATGTATTTGAACCGGTTGTTGCTAATGAACCCGTATCTATTGTTGCTGACGAACTGATAAATCCAAATGCAGTTATTTGTGCAGATGAACTTATTGCTCCACTTAATGATGTCAAAAATGAACCCGTTTCACTTTCGGTAATCCAACTTCCACTTACACTTTCAATTGCATTTAATCTATTCACCAACGATGATGTAGATTGAGAAGCAGTAAATGTGTTTAGATTATCTATTGATGTTACTAAACTTGCAGTTGAAATACTTGCAGTAAATGTATTTAAAGAACTTAAATCCGTAGATTGAGAAACTATACCTGCTGGTTTATTTGCAATATTATCCCATGTAGTTTGTGTAACACTACCACTTATAACATATCTTGTATCAAATGAACTTGTCAATTGTGAAGAACCACTTATAGTTCCATTTATAGCTGATGCTGTATATTGGTTGAAAGATGATGTAGATAATTTACTATCCAATGAACTACTTAATGCCGAAGTTACTAAATCCGTTGCAAATGCACCATCTAATGAAGATGTTAAATTGTTTATAGAAATTTTATATGTTGTACTACCCGAAATACCAACTACATACGTTGTATCTAATGATGCAGCATTTAATGAAGGTAATTCCGATATTTTTTTACTTTTATTTGCCATTTTACAATATTATATTTTCGTCATTTTCAGTTCTTATATCAAAATAGTCTTCGGTATCTAAATTTAATTCTAGCAATTTACCTATAACATAAATATCATTTATAGTTACATTATCGTAATCTATATAGTATTCATTTAAAGTTATTACCACATCATTTCCAACTTCTTTAATTGTAAAGTTTCCTGGAAGATGTAAACCATAAACTAATATTTCAAAATTACTTGGAGTTGCTCCCTCTGTTCCATAATCTAATAAAACATTATTAATAATCAATGTATTTGCTACATTATCAAACCCATCTATATATCGTTCAACTTTTCTAGCACTATAATCCAATATATCTGAATAAAAATTGTTAATATTAGATTTATTATTTATAAGTTTTATAGGATTTGGATTTGAACGAGTTTTAGATTCAAATTTAGTATTCGTTGGAATTTCAATATTTACTAAACTTCCTGTCAAATCCGTAGACACCAAATTATTAGGATTGATTTTTGGTATAATCCTATTTAATTTTCTAGCATTTGAGTTAAATTGTTTAAGCATATTTTTCTATATCTCCGTGAATTTCAATATAATCGGAATCATCCAAAACAAATCCATTAAATCTGGTTTTTATAAATTTAATTAATAATCCACTTCCACCATCTTCAACAATATAATCTCTCGGAGATATTCCTTGTGTATTGATTGAAACCAACAATCTATCTTGCGATTCTCTCAATTCTATTTCTCTCAATATACTTACTAATCTATGACCGGTTGCTTCGTATATCCAATAATCGGGATGATTTAAATCTTTAGGAATTAAAACAGCCATTATTGGTTTTCTAAATAATTTTTGTGTAATATCTGCTAAACTTCTTTTCATTATAGGTTTAGAAATTTACCAGTTATAATAATTTCATCATTACTATCTACTGAAAATCCTGGAAATAGTGCTAATGTTAATGTATTGTTTGTATATGATGTTGTTGTAAAATGTGTAGTTTGATAATATCTTACACCATTTATATAAATTTTAGCATCATAGGTTGTATCATTTACTAATAATCCAGCCGATATTACCGATTGTAATTGAGCAGGTGCGGGTATTAATTTAATATTTGTAAATGTTGCCGAATCTATTCCTCCAGCAACTACTTTACTATTATTTATTGAAAGAAAATCAATTAAATCTTTGTTATCATAATATGGAGATGGAGTTGTGAGTAATCCTTCTAATCTACCACTTCCACTTGTTACATCTACTTCAGTTGACATAACAACTTTTCTAGTTGATATTGATTTTTTAGTAGTAAGTTCTCCATCAAATTTTTCAGGAAGTAAATATGCTTTCACATTCAATGTAAATTCAACTCTATTAATTCTTTGAGTTCCCTCACCTACTTCATTTATAACATTAAAATCCGAAACAGATGTTCTAAATTTAAACTTTTCTTTATCACCCCAATATGATGATGTAAAATTTAATTGTTCGATTACTGAATTAAGTTGTTCGGTATAATCAGTCCAAACCATACATTCGTAATTAACTTCTACATAATCCGGCATTACTATATTAAACAATTCGTATTTTGGTTGAGTACTACCACCCAATGCTGTAAATCTATCGTATCTATTATTTTTTGAATATTTTGTTATAGTTGGATACGAAACGTGTCTATTTAACATAGGCATAGCTTCATCTTTTGCAATCGATGTTCTTCTAAGCATCAATAATGGTAATTGAATTTTACCTTTACTATCTCTAAAAATGCCATCTCTTCTTGCACCATTCCATCTTTCGGAATTTCCATATATAACAGGAATACTTACCGACTTACCATTATAATCTAATTTTGGCAAAGCAGTATCTTCCAAATAGGTCATCATAGCATAGTCTATATCAAAAAGACCTACACTTTTCTTAATATCCCCCTTTTCGGATTTTATTTCGTTTGCCCTGTTTAAATCGGGTCTTAGTGGATTTGTAGACATATTAATTAATTCTTTCTTCTATGTTTAATGCTGATGAATTTACCATAAACGTAGAACATACTATACTAAAGTTATTATAAGTTTGTCCTCCAACAAATTGTACTTCATTTGTATTATCTATTTCATAATAAGATTTATCAAAGAAAATTATATCACCAACTTCCGGGTATAAGTTCTTTTCTTCTAACATCCATCTATCTAATCTAAATTCTATATTTTGCATTGTATTTGAACCAAATCCTTCATATGCAGAAGTTTCAATTTCTTTATTAATTAATGCATATAATTGAACACCGGCGTGCCAAGTTTTATTAATAGATTCTCCATACAAATTTATTTTCGTTTCATTTAAATTTACTTTAAATAAAACAATAGCATTTTGTATCACATCATCTACTACTTCTCTAGCTAATCCTTTAAAAAAAGCTACATCTCTCTCTGAAATAAATTTTGGCATATTATCCTACATATATTTGTAAAGGTACTTTTCTTAACATCTCTTGCTGATGATTAGATTCGTGCGTTTTGTTTTCCATCACATTTTTCCTACTCAATTCTTCTAAGTTTTCTCTCAATTGTGTTATCAACATATCTTTTTCAACTTGAGCCTCTGCTCTCAATGCCGCACCATCTAAACTGATTTCTGCATCTGGAATTGGAATAGATGAATAT